GACATGGCAAGAAATAGACAGAGAAACACACCATACACACTACCACTCAAGAGGGATATCACAAGATTCTATATGAGATGCAAGACCAAGATGCAATTCCTCTCTTGGACGCATAGAAACAATCACAAATACACATAATCGGAAGAAGCATAAAAAGGCTCGAAAGAATATAGGGTCTTTGTGTTTAAATCCTGCGGCCTATCGGCAATTTTCAGAGAGACTCAGAGGAACACACACACGGCCTGCGACAGCTTTGCCCTTGACAAAGTATGTAAACCTTGGTATAATCACTATGAGGGTGCTGGGTAATAGTATCTATAGCTCAGAGTATTCTCGGAGATATCTCTTGCGTCCACCAAATTAACCCTTGACAAACATATTCCATTGTGGTAGAATGAGCTTTGATATTCGGTAGTGAAATGAAATCATCTGTTATAGATTAGATATGAGAAGCGCCGAGTATCTAACGCCGAGGCTCCTTTAAGGATGTTGTGGCCCACATAACCTGTTCTGGGTGAAAGTTCTCAAGTATTGAGTGTGGGGTGGAAGTAGGGGCCTCGGCAACCCTTAGGAGTTCGACTCAGAGAATCACCCCATTCCGCCTTTACAACTAGGTCGTGTGTAATCTATAAATGCAATATATAGTTTCTAAGGTATCCTAATGTTCTCTATTTGTTCTCTACCCCCACCCCCCTTGAATCTAGCGATAAATCAACCACTTAAATGCCTTGACAAAGCGGTCCGTATCTGATAGTATAATCATATGAATGAGAGAGGAATCAGCATATGACATAGCAATGAATACACACACAAAAAGCGGATGTGTCTAAAGCACTCTAGACTATCCTATGTGTATGCAGATAGGGGTGTTCGCCTTGTCTGGGCCTAACTCAACGATGCCCTTATGTAATTTGGCAAGGTGTCGATGATTACTCTTTACAGCAATGTGAATACAAGATTTATACAGAATGTCAACACTAGAACAAAACTATACAAAATATACTAACACTAAAAAGGTCGAGGTGTACCACGGACACTACGATGAGCATAGTCACAAATTTACGCATGTCGCAAGCGTATATGTATCGGATACTCTGAATACGAATGACGCACTTTCCAAAGCGTACATGTTATCCACACATATAGACAACGCATGGTATCAGGGATCGATGGTCGATGCGATTGTCACTCATGCGAGATCGACTCAGATGGGCGATGTGTTGGTTCTCGATGATGTATCCTATATAGTCACACGCAACGGATTTGATGAGCAACGAAGCGTTTTATCGGACTCGAATGTTTAGGGCGGCGGATGAAACTATCAGATTTTAATTCGAATAATATCATAGAGGTCACAGAGACCTATCCATTTTCACATACGAATGTCTTATCCGAGATGGAAAGTATCGATATCAAGAGACACACAGGTCAGACCGTCAATGCACATATTGATCTAGAGTTAGCGACAAGGGAGAATGTCGGGGTCGTGATGACAAGTAATGTCAAATCCTACATGACGGATTGGCGTATGCATGAGGAACACGAGAGTTTTCGTCTCATTGGAGGTATCGCCTGTCGTGTGGCTAAACATCTAAGTCAGAGATTATTTAATTCGAATCTAATTGTCGGAGAGTCTTGGGGTATCGTCTATAACAAGGGAAAATCCACCAAACGTCATAGTCATTGGCCGTACACCTACGCATTTGGTTACTATCTAACGGATACAAAAGACAGTTCACCATTGATTTTTCCCACAGCGAATAAAAAAATTTGGCCGAAACGTGGTGATCTGATCGTATTTCCTGGTCATGTACAACACGAGGTACCCATCATAGAGAGCGAGACAGAGAGATTAATGGTCGCTGGAAACATATATCATAGTTGGGAAGTCACAAAAGAGAGCGAGATAATCAATTTTTTTAATAAACGAAAGAGATAATGAAAGAATTTAATTACGATTTTGATTACAAGAACACATTGTTTAGACCAAACGATAGACGATATAGAATTGGTCGTGGCGAACAAGGAGTACTCTTGGTTCGACCCTATACAGAGAATATTTGTAAACATTGGCGATTTAAAACACTCAAAGAAGCCGAAGTTTCGTCTCAAAAAATATTTGATATGTATCTTGACTACAGATTAGAGAAAGATTTTGTCGGTATGGATATGTGTAGAAAGTTTTTAGAGATGGGTTTTACAAGAGCAAGGAGGTATGCAAATCACAAAGATGGCAAGAAATACAAAAATGGTAAAGTATTACCGCAAGAAAATGATTGGGCAACGAGTGAAAAAGCAAAAGCGGCGAAGCGTTTCAAACTCTTCAGAGATTTATGTACGCAAGACGAGTACTACATCACATTAAGAAAACAATGGCGAGATCGTGAGAATAATACTCTATAAAACGCCACAGAATTATATCACACACGATTTCAAGCAAGAGAATTTGCTTGATATACTTGAAATTGTCAAGGAGCTTGGCATAAAATATTATGTGTTAGTGTACTAAATATACACATAATGGCAAAAAATCCTCAGCACTTCATGGGTCTAGATGGCTTTAAATGGTTTGTGGGAGTTGTAGAAGACAACAACGACCCCGACAAACTAGGAAGAGTCAAGGTAAGAGTGTATGGTTTTCATACAAAAGACCTAGCAGATATTCCTACAGACAGTTTACCCTGGGCGACCGTGATGAGTCCCACAAATGATACATCAATGCAAGGGGTCGGACAGTTCAATACGATACTGAATGGCACTTGGGTTGTTGGTTTCTTTATGGATGCAAACGAGATGCAGAACCCAGTGGTCATGGGAACACTCAAAGGCAAACCTTCTTACAAAGATAATCGATTTGGTTACTCAGACCCTAATGATGTTTACCCCGAAAAGAAAAATTCTAGTTCTGGTCATGGTACAAACAAAGATGACCAAGACTTTACGACAGACCCACAATTTATTGAGAGTGATGTTAATAGACTTGCAAGAAATGAAACAGATTTATCGCATACAGTATTAACAACTAAGGAAGAAAGCCGAAGCAAAACAATACCAATCGCCAATTCCGATGAGACTTTTGATGAACCAGCATCTACTTACGCAGCCATATATCCTAATAACAATGTAAGAGAAACATCATCTGGTCACATAAAAGAATATGATGACTCTGTTGGTACAGAAAGAATTCATGAGTATCATAGAAAAGGTACTTTCTACGAGATAGACGCAGACGGAAATAAAGTTACAAGAATAGTTGGCGACAACTATCAAATAGTTGCGGGCAAAGAGTTTGTAAATGTTAAAGGTGATGTAAATCTTACAATAGATTCTAATTGCAATACTTATGTTAAAGGTAATTGGAATATACAAGTCGATGGTAACGTGGTAGAGAATATCAAAGGAACATACGATCAAAACGTGACGGGTGATGCTACTATGGATGCAAATACAATTAATCTTAATAGCGGAACTAAAGGTGCAGCTCGTCTAGATGATACAGTAGATACTGGCGATGACCCTGCTGGAATCTCAGGTTCTGATGGTTCAAACAAAATAGAAACTGCTTCTAAATCAGTAATCATTGGCGACTAATCTCTTAACTTTTGTATAAATAATAAAAGTAGTAGGAGATTTTTTCGATGGCATCAAGACCAGGCAGATTGGGCAATGACGCTCAATTAACAAACTCTAGCAATAAATCTGCTAGGATATATCGTGATTTAGATTTGTTCTTTGGAAAAAGAGGAACAGATTCAGATGTGTCTAGAGTTGAAGATATACAAGCGGTCAAAAGATCAATCAGAAATCTAGTTTTACTTAACGAATACGAGAAACCATTTCACCCTGAAATACATGGTGGAGTGAGAGATATGTTATTTGAAAACATGACTCCTATTGTAGCTAATATTATTGCAAGAAAAGTTGAAGATGTAATTAATAACTTTGAACCAAGAGCAAGATTGCAATCAGTTAGAGCTATACCAAACATGGATAGGAATGCTTACGAGGTACAAGTTTCTTTCTTTGTTGTTAATGCACCGACTGAGTTAGTTGATATATCAATCATGCTAGAGAGAATACGATAATGGCAACGACTACAAAGAAAAGAAATTTAAGAGTTACAGAATTAGACTTTGACCAAATCAAAGCAAACTTAAAAATATATTTAAAAGCTCAAGAAGAATTTAAGGACTATGACTTCGATGGTTCTGGTATCGATGTTCTATTAGATACACTTGCTTACAACACACACTATCTAGGTTTCAACGCAAACATGTTGGCCAACGAAATGTTTTTAGATACAGCATCATTGAGATCATCAGCTGTATCACATGCAAAAACTCTAGGATACGAAATCAGATCAGCAACATCACCGATGGCAATCATAAATGTTTCTCTCAAAACAGACTCAACATCTAAAACAATGCCAGCAGGTACAGCATTTACTACTACACTTGATGGTGTTAACTATCAATTTGTTACTATTGCTGATGTGACTGGTGCTAAGTTTGGAAACTCTGTAAACTTTGATTCACAAAAAGTTTATGAAGGTACTTATGTTACTTCAAGATATACAGTAAACACTTCGGACCTAGAACAAAAATTTATTTTAAGAGATAACAGAGCCGATACCTCTACACTAACAGTTAAAGTACAAAACTCTACTACTGATACAACAACCACAACTTATACGAAAGCAACAGACATAACTCAACTTGCTTCTGACTCTACTGTTTACTACTTACAAGAAATAGAAAACGGAAGACACGAAGTTTACTTTGGCGATGATGTTGTTTCTAAAGCTGTTGATGATGGTAACATAGTTATACTACAATATGTTGTAACAAATAAATCAGATGCAAATGGTGCTTTTATATTTACGCCACCATCTGCCATTGATGGTGTAACTGATATTACTTTGACAACTGTTGAAAGAGCTACTGGTGGAGCAGAACCAGAAACAATTAATTCAATAAAATTAAATGCACCTTTAGATTATGCATCACAAGGTAGATGTGTAACCACAGGTGACTATGAAGTTTATGTAAAAAGATTATTTGCACAAACACAAGCCGTTTCAGTATTTGGTGGAGAACTTGGTTCGTTCAATTCATCAACTGGTGTAACTTCAACACCAGAGTATGGTAAAGTTTTTATCTCTGTAAAATCTACTACTGGTGCCAACTTAACATCAGCACAAAAAACACAATTGATTACTGACTTGGCACCATACACGGTTGCATCAATCACACCTGTTATTGTTGACCCAGAGACAACTAAATTAAGATTAACTACTACATTTAATTACGACTCATCAGCGACTACTAAATTAAATACAGATTTAGTAAGTGCTGTAAATACAACATTGACTACTTACAACTCTTCTACTCTACAAACTTTTAATGGTCAATATAGAGCATCAGCAGTTTCTAAATTAATTGATGAGTCAGACCCAGCAATTTTAAATAATACGACCACTGTAAAACTATCTAAAGATTTTACACCAGACATGGGTACAACTAAATCTTACAATGTAGCATTTAACAATGCAATGTTTCACCCAGAGGACGGTTATCTAAAAGCAACTGGTGGTGTGTTATCTTCTTCTGGTTTTAAAGTTGGTACAGATACAACCACAGAATATTTTTTTGATGATGATGGTAATGGTAACCTTCGAAGATTTGCATTGATTGGCACTACTCGATCTTATGCTGATAATGAAGCTGGAACAATAGATTATACTTCTGGTTACATATCTATTAACAATATTAATATTACTGCTATCTCAAATGTTGATGATGTTGCATCAACTTCAATTAGATTAATTATTACACCAGCATCAAATGATATTGTGCCTGTAAGAAATCAATTATTAGAAATAGACTTTACTAACACTACCATAACAGGTCAAATCGATAGCGCTGCTACTTCTGGTACATCTTTCAATGTATCAGGTTCTGGTACGACAACAACAACTACAACCACAACAACGGGTAGCACTACAACATCGTCAAGCTCAAACTCTGGTAGTTCAGGTAGTTCGTACTAGAATGAGTTGCTATGTCTAATGACCCAAAACTAATAAACAAAGTTTCCCAACAAATAGAAAGTCAATTACCTGACTTTGTAAGAGCAGATCATACTGTCTTCAAAGATTTTGTTGAAGACTACTTTACATTTTTAGAGTCTGCTAAAATAACTTTAGACTTTTCTACAAACTATGTAATTCTAGAACCTGAAACAAAACAATATCTATTATCTGAAAATGGAATACTTGGTGCGGCTGTTGATAGAATAGTTTTAGAAGACAGTACAGAATATACAGCAGGTGAAACTGTAAAAGGTCAAACATCAGGTGCAGAGGCAAAAGTAATTGTTGAGGATGTTAGAAATGTTTCTTTATATACTACGGCCAACCAAAGATTTCAAATCGGTGAAACAATCACTGGTCTAACATCTGGTGCAGAAGCCAAGATTGTTACTTACAAAGCAAACCCTGTACAAAACATTCAACAACTTTTAGATTACGCAGATACAGACAATACTTTATTTGAATTCTTTGACCAAGTTAGAGAATCATTTATGGCGACTATTCCAAATAGTTTAGCGACTGAAGTATCTAAAAGAAAATTAGTAAAAAATATTAGAGACTTATATTCAGCAAAAGGAACTAAAGAAGGTCATAAGACCTTTATGAAAATATTACTTAATGAAAACTCTGAAATATTTTATCCTAATGAAAACATGTTACGAGTATCAGATGGTAATTGGCGTAATCAAACTTTAATTAGAGTTGCATCATCAGGTAACGCAACAGGTCAAGAAGCTGTTAATAAAGTAATCACTGGTCAAACTTCTGGTGCGACAGCTGTTGTTGCGTCAGCATCTACATTCCAACAAGGTACAACCTCTGTAATAGAATTTGCTTTAGAAGATGAGTCTCAAGGTGCTACTTTTGAAACAGGTGAAACAATAACTTGTATATCAAATCTAGTTGATCTTGAAATAGAATTTGTTGTTAAAACAATTGTTAATACAACAAACTTAACTAATGATGGTATTCTACACTCGGAGTCTGAAGCAACTGTTATTGATACTGACAAAGGAAATGGTTTTGCAGATGTATTAGTTAACAGTTTAAAATCAGGTTCAGTATCAGATACATTTATTCAAACAGCAGGTACTGGTTATAGACTTGGTGAGAAAGCAATTTTTTCTACAGGTGGTGGTATTAATGCAGCCGAAGGTATCATATCAATACTTGGTGGTGGTATAGAATTAGAAACTGCCACAGATACAACATCAGGTAAACTATTAAGAGAAGTAGGAACAACACAAAGCTCTGAAGAATTTAATATACAATTAGAATCTAACGAAGAGAGTAATGGTCCTTATTATATTCTTGCCACTGGTGAAACTGTTGTTGATGGTGAACAACAACTTGGTGGTGGAAAGAAAGGTTATTACTTTCCATTATTTTTAACTGCGGCTGCGGCTGGAGGCACAGATAACTCTAACCCGTTTAGATTTTTAGAATTTCCTGGCAAAGTTTTTTACATGCCAGATACAGAAAGAAACTATGGAGTTGCTGATCCGCCATCAACAACATATGAGGGTGACACTCAAGTTTCTTACCCCGTTGTAGAAAATGATAAAATTATTTTAGATAGAACAACTGCAGGTGGAGCTGATGCAGGTGATAGAATTATTACAGATGAAACACAAAATACTTTAGATACCTTTGGTGATGATAACGATCAAATCTTTTTAGAACCAGGTACTTTTGAGAATAGTATAGCATCATCTATTAATAAAATATTTTTAAATGACAAAGGTCAAGGTTATAAAACTCTTCCTACTATTTCCTTTGAAACTGCTAGTGGTTCAGATGCAAAAGTTTTAGCACTTACAAAAGATATTGGTGCTGTTGAATCATTAAAAATAAATGACTCTGGTTTTGATTATGACTCGTCTGATTTACCAGACATGCGTTTCAGAGCTCACTTTGTTTTAAAAGATGTTACAGGTACTTTTACTGTAGATGAAGCTCTTACTACTCATACAGGTACAGTTAAATCTTGGAACCCTACTACTCAACAATTAGATATTACTTTAGAGGATATTGTAAAAATAAGACATGAACAATCAACAGCTTACAATGCACCTTTTGTTGAAGAAAATACTAGAGGACTTGCTGGTCATAATATCCTCATGGAAGATACTCAAGATATTATTGGCCAACCAGAAGATAACATTATTTTAAACGGAACATCTATAAGCACACCAGCAAAAAGATTTATAGATGTAAAAGTTAAAGTAGTTAGAAACGATGCCGATACTGCTAATGTTTATTTGATAGATAACGTAAAGCAGAAAAGTTTAAAATTAGTAGAAGGTAATATATATCGTTTCGATCTATCAGATAGTTCTTTATATAATGAGGTTTCAACAAATAATCATCAACTAAGATTTTCTACAACACCAAATGGTACTCACGCATCTGGTGTTGAATATACTGTAGGAGTAACTAGAAATGATATAACAATATCATCTGGTCAAGAAGGTGCTTTTATACAGATTGAAATAGCAGAAAATGCTCCAACCCTTTATTATTATTGTGTTAATCACTCTGGCATGGGTGGAGTTATAGAAACTAACACACCACAAAGTTTTGTAAAAGATAATCAAGAAGATTTATTATTAGATGGTACAAGTTCAAATATATTTAAAATATTAGCAGAACCTGTTAATGGTGCTAATCCTTTGTTAGCAATAGCACTAGAAGATAACTCTGGTGTTTTTATAACTGAACAATCTCAAGAGGGATTGGTAACGGATGCTGGAAGTAAAATACTTATTGATAGTTTATCTGAAATAGGTACAGCATTTTTATTAGATGAAGATGGTAATAAATTAAAGAACGAAGATTTTGGTAATTTAATAACTTTGGAAGCTAGTCTAGACGGTGGAAAAATATTATCTGAAACAGACACAGAAGCTGCAGACTTTATAGTTTTAGATGGCACAAACGCATCATCTAAAAATGCAGCCGATAGTTTAATTCTACAAGAGAGTATAGATTTCTCTGAAGATGCAGCTGTTACAATATCAACTGCAAGTGGTTCAGGTACAGTTTTATTAGCAGACATTGCTACTGGTACAGTAGATGCTGGAGTAAAACAAATTACCGATGGTAAGTATGCAAATATTGAATCATTGATTGGCGAGGACTTGATTCGTGTTCAAGACTCCTACTACTATCAACAGTTTTCTTACGAGGTTCAAGTCGGCCAATCAATTGCTACATACATTAACGAATTAAGAAGAGCAGTACACCCAGCAGGGTTTGCACCTTTTGGTAAAGTTAGTATTGCAACTTTCCTATCAAATGCTATTACGGCATCTGGTGGTTCAGAGTTCTCACCTATTCTTGGTTCTGTTCTTAAAGCATTGTTTGATGAGAAGTTTAGAAGAACATCAACGGCCGTACAAGTATCAAGTAGATTAGGTCATAGAAATGATAAGATTGTAATAGATGGTACAGCCACATCTGCAACTCTTTTAGATGGCACCGATGGTTCATCTACCGATGCAGGTGATAATGTATTATTAGAAACTGGTAGTAATCTACTTAATGAAACAGAACAAAATGCTGGTGATGCTTTTATATTTGAAGATGCAACATTAGATCAGTTTGGTGCAGGTGGAAGAGTAATGGCAGAAACTTCTCTAGCACCTAGCGAATTATCACAAACAAACTTTATACCTTTATTCTCAAAAATTATTCAATCTAAAGCAACACCAAGAGCTCCACAAAACTTTATGAGAACAGTTAGTGGTGCAGTTGGTGGAGGCGGTATATTCCCTGATAGTGAGGGAATACAATTAGAAGGTTCTGAAACTGATGTATTAAGATTAGATGGTATAGACCCATTACCATCAATTGCTTTCTTTGTATTAAATGCAACTGCAGCTAGTGGAACAGACGCAGGTGACAATATTTTACTAGAAGAATCTGTGGCACCAGATACATTTAGATTGACAATGGAAGACTCATCATTTAGTTTTGATAGTGCTCAAGTATCTTCAGTTAATGATAAAATGATACTTGAAGACTCACAAAAAACAAATGACTCAATTCCTTTATCTGAATTTGAAGAGTTAAGAATTGTTGATATAGTTAGACCAGATAGAATTTTATTAGGTCAATCTAGTGATATGATAGATGTACAAGGTTTAAGATTTAGTAATAAAGTAATATTAGAATTAGATGCTGTGTCGCCTTTAGAATTAGAAGATAATTCTGGTTTCATTATATTTGAAGATAGCATAGTATCAGATGAATTATTAGTAAACAGAGGATTAGATAATGGTACTTCAGATATTAATAATGCTGGAGCGCCAGACTTTGATGGTATAAAATTAGAGATAGATGGTTTCATAAAACTAGACGGACACTTAATAACAAGTGGACCTTTAACTGGTCAAGTAGTTGATGTAGATGATTTTGTCATATCGGAAAAAACAGGTTCTGGTGATGAGAGATTTATTCTCGAAGAGGATGGTGTCATTATTGCAGAGGACTTTTCTACAAACTCTAATCAACAGTTTTTACTTATGGAAGATGACACAATGGTACCAGGTGCTAAATCAAGATTAGAAAAAACTACACAAAAGAATTTTGCCGATGCATTTTTACTTGAGGATGCAGCTCAAGAAGTCGCAACAGATAGTTTAGTATTAGATGGTACGGATGGTTCTGGTACAGATGCAGGGTTTAAAGTATTATCAGAAAGAGATGTTGATGATGCAGAAGCCACTGTAGAACATATTTTATTAGAAGACTCTAATATATTTGCAAGTGAGGGTCAATTACCACATGCAAGTTTAAGATTTTCTAGTGGGCCATCAATATTAACTGAAGACATACCTCAAAGAGTTGTACAATTAGGAAGTCGAGCAGTAGTTAAATCTTCAGTTATTGAAATAAGGAGTGCGTAATATCGTATAAATAATATAAATACAAAAGGAAGCGTATATCAATGACAGCAATTATAACAGAAAAATTTAGACAACACAATGCTAATCAGTTTCACGAGTCATTCTCTGAAACTGGTTCATCAACTTATTACTTATTCTTAGGCAAATCAATGCCATTTACAACTGGTACTTCAGGTGGTTCAGATACAGCTCCGCCAACTCCAGCAGATGCAGTTTCTAACGAATTCTATTCATGGGATTCTATGTTAGGTGCTAAAAAAATTACAAGTTCAGATATCTCTTTTGCGCTTCCTAGAGTTAATTGGGCAAACAGTACAGTATTTGATATGTATGATGACAGAGTAACATCTTCAAATACTACGGCATCTGGTGCATCCTCTTTATATGGTTCTAACTTTTACTTTATGACTTCAAACAAAGATGTTTATAAAGTATTAGATAACAATGGTGGTAGTGCATTTTCTGGTTCAGAACCTACATCTACAAGTACATCACCTTTCGCTTCTGGTGGATATATTTTAAAATACATGTACACAATCACAGCATCTGAAGCAGTTAAATTTATTACAACAGATTACATACCTGTATCTACAGACACTACTGTGGCTGCAGCTGCAACAGATGGTAAAATAGAATCAGTTAAAGTGACTGCAGGTTCAGGTTACACAAACGGAACATACTACGCACCTGTGTTTGGTGACGGTGCAAATCAAGGAACATCAAGTGGTGCAATTATAAGAATTACAGTATCAGGTGGTTCAATCGCAAGTTTTGGATTAACTGCTGGTACAGATACAACAATACACGCAGGTGGTTCTGGTTATACTTTTGGAAAAGTTTCTTTAACAAATTTATTTTCAGACACAGGTTTATCAAGCTCTGCAAACATTGGTTCAGGTACAGGTGGTGATGTAAGAATTATCATCTCACCAAAAGATGGCCATGGTAAAGACGCAGTAGAAGAATTAGGAGGTCACTTCGTAATAGCTAATACAACTATCACACAAGCTGAAGGTGATGACTTTACAGTTGCGAATGAC